TTTACGATACTCGGGCTCGTACACTCCTGCAGCGCCGGTGTACTCTGCACCGCACTTACAATACTGGAAATGAACCTTGTCCCATTCTTTCCACCAACGACCTGATTGATCTGCTTCTTTACCGCATCGTTCTGCAGATAAACTGATAACTTCATTGACTGATCCTGTCTTGCCAAACTGTTCTGTACTGCCATGTCTTATTCCACCTTTCCGAATCGAATCTGATTCTGTAACATATATTCACGGAGTGCCATAATCTGCCCCCTGGTTCCCCATACACGGAAGTCAAGCTGGAATACCGGCTCTTCCTCTTCCAGAATTGAAACTGCTTCCTCTTCCGGAGCTTCCGGTACAGATTCGGATGCTGTTTCTTTCTCTTCTGCCAGTTCTTCCTTCTGTTCAGCTGCGGTCTGCTGCTTCGCTGCTTCTTCCTCTTCCCTCGCTTTCCGCTCTGCCTCCATGCGTTCCGCTTCCAGTTTTCTTTTCTGGATGTCGGCAAGCCTCTGTCCTTCCTGAATCGCCTGGTTCATATCCAGTGTCTTCCGGTAAACTTCCATTGCTTCAAACTTAAATTCCGGAAGCTTGCTGATCGTTACCACATCCGTACCAATCTGATACATCCGGCTCTTCATCTGCTCTTCGATCTTTGGCAGTGTAACCGTTGCATTCAGCCACTTTTCATCCCAGACCATGTCCAGCTTCACAAAGCTCTGGAATCCGATGGATGCAAACAGTTCTTCAATCTCTTCCCGTTTTGCAGCCTTGCGGCGCTCATCAAGCTCCTTGATCTGAGAGTCAATCAGTCCGATCGGTTCATCAATCAGAGCCGTGATTTCCTTGACCTGCTGCTCAAACTTGGTGTACGGCTCCATGCAGATCTTCTTGACACGCTTCCGTTCGTCCTCGAAAGCTTTTTTCAGCTTGTTCAGATCTGCCCGATCCGCTTTCATGTCCTTGAGCGAATCCTCTGTGTAGGCGATCGTCTTATAGTCCTTTACCTTCTCAGCAATCGCAGCCTTTAATTCCTCGTTGTTCCACAGGATCTGCTCTGTCAGCCAGCTTTCCTGCGGATTTGTAATCCGTAATTCCATACGCTCCTCCTTCTTTTTAGATCTCCGGAAGTATCAGCGGCGGTTTGCGCCCGCTTTCCACATACTTCCAAAACTTGATTTCTTCCTCCTGCAGATAATCCAGATCAGCCTGGACTTCTGCTCTTTCAATAAAATAATGCTTCACCTGTGTCCGGACGTCTGTTCCCCAGTTGCTCCGCAAATGCGCCCGGAGGACAACAAACTCATATCCGGTAACAAGCAGATAATGCAGCACCTGAATGTAATAGTTATCCGGGATCCGGTCCTTCCATTTCTCATATTGCATAGACTGCAGAATGTTGGTGGTCTTAATCTCCAGAATCCCTTTCCGGCCGTCCTGATCAACCAGCTCCCCATCCAGAGAAGCCTGCATGAACGGATACTCCAGACTCTGCAAGATCCGGAATTCATGGTGTGTGACCTGATACTGTGGATAATCCAGGCGGAACAGCTCCCTGATGAACTGCTCCGCCTCTTTCCCATAGATCACATAAGGCTTTTCTGAAATGTCTGGTGCAATCCTTCTGCCGGTCTTTTCTTCAAACAGCTCAATGTTTGTTTTGTATGGGTTCTTTCCAACCACAGCACTTGCATCACTTCCGCCGATTCCGTTTAACCGCCCCTTCAGCCAGGCTTTTTCATCTTCAAAATCATAGATTTTATAAGGTTCCATCTTTTCCTCACGCTTTTCATATGATGATATATGTATGTTCTGTTCCGTCTATATGCTGTTCTGCCACTTCTACCGCTTCCTCGTAATAACCGAATAAGCCGTAGATCCACCCATCAGAGCACCGAATAATCAATGGTTTCTTTTCCATTATCACGCCCCCTTTAGGTACACATCCTTCTCTAAAGAGACGAATTATTCATCAGCATTGTCAGAAATTCTCCCACTACCTTAAACGCTTCCGATTCAAGTTCCGCATCCGTTACAAGACCAAGCTCCACCGCCCGGTTAATTACTTCCTTCGCCTCGGCTTCGCTTTGATCGCACTTCTCCGTCAGTGTCTTTTTAAGAGTCCGGACGATAACCGCCAAATCTGCCATTAATCCCGGCACTCCCTCCGATGTCTTAATATCACATGTTCCTTTTTCAACTCTGATCATATTGACTTTCTCCTCCGATTTTCCTATAATTTAGTTGAGTTTTTTGTTATGTGCGCCACTGGAAGCTGCAACTTCCGGGCGCATTTTTATTGTCTTTACGCCTATCCTATCCAAATGATTTGCCAGATCCGACAAGTATGCGATCGCATTATTCTTGTAATACTCGGATGTACCGTCAACCCTTTCCAGCGACTGCAGTTTGTTGATCATCTTATCGATCTCGCCTACTCTGATGCTCTTACGCTGCTTCTCTTCTGGCATGCTCTTTCGCCTCCCTTATTTTCCTTTTCCGATATTGGTGTTCTTGATACTGAAAACATTCCAGTGCAAACGCTCCGGCGGCAAACGTGACTATTCCAAGTGCTTCATATAAATAAAACAGTTCCTGACTCTTTTCCGAACCGCCACCAACCATAAGCACAAATCCAAAAATAATAGTCACTTTACTTAATGCCTTTGCAATTTTATAAAACATCTCTTATCCCTCCTTTGCTTGTCCAACTGGTACCGCTTACGCGGTTTTCTCCTGCTGGTACCCAAAATGCTCTACAAACTTTCTGGTCATTTCCATGACTGCCTTTTGCTTTTCCTCCGGCATCATGGTTGCCATGTCAATTTCTTTTCCATCAATTTCTGCAATAAAAATATGTTGCAAATCCACCACCTCTCTTTAAACTATGCGATACTGGTTGTACTTGTTGATTTGTCCTACTACTGTCTGGTATAATTTCCATATCAAATTATGAAAGGATAATCATCATGCTTTCGTTTGTATCAAATATCGATTTAGAAAAAATTATAAATATTTTATTAGAGCCATCTGTCACTCTTACTCTTGGCATCTTTACATTACTAATTAGTCGAAACTCTAATTTATCTACTTTAGCTCGTGAAAGACTAGATAAGGTATACCATCCACTCTTTTTAGAAATCGAACCTTTTTTATACAAAAAAGTATCTCTTAACAACATAAATGCTTTTCTTTCTAAATACTATGAATTAGAAAACTCACATTCTCTTCTTATTGATCCTGTTTTACGTCAAGAGATTCGCTGGCTTGAAAAACCATCTGCTCTGCAAGAGGATAAATATGGCTATAATCAATGGTTCCGAATTTGCGATCAGATTTCCAAAACATATGACAAATTATGTAAACAAGCTCATCTCCCTGTTCGCAGTATTTCTTATCGGATTAACTACAGGCAATATCGTTCAAAAATTCGTATGATATTCGCTCTTATATGGATTGAACTACCAGCAATTGCATTTTTTAGCCTATTACTCGGTTTCGCATCTCCACGTCTTTTAGCTGTTACATATGCATTGTTCTTTTTATTTTTGATGAAGACATTTTTGGATAACTTGTAATACAACGATTGCGCAAAGGAATATAATAGCTACTCTTTCTCTGGGATATCTGTTTATCAGGTATCCCATTATTAAAGCAATTCCAACAATATACAGGACAACCACTATTTCCATCTCATCCCTCCTTACTCTTCCAGAAAATAATCCACGGTTACGCCGAAGTAATCTGCACTCCCTCTTCATCTGTTGCAAATAATTGTATTTTCTCCTATACTTTAAATACCGGCACTACCATGCTGAGTAATTATAAAAGGAGACATTATGATGCAACTTACAAACGATACATACAGAATTCTTCGTCTTATCTACGATGAATATCAAAACCGAAGAAAAATCGGTATGTCTAAAACAGAGGCTATTCTCTTTTCTTACCCCTCTGCTCTCCAGACAGAATTTCTTCAAGGAATTCTCGAAGACGATATTGCTGATGCCCTTACCGAATTATCCACAAACGGTTTGATAAAACTTTATTCTGATTTTGGATTTTTACTGAAAGATTCTGCCATTATCTACATGGAAAATCGTTTACAAAATAAAGTGAATCTAATTTTTGACATAATCAGCAAAATTGTATCAATGCTACACTAGTTTTTCTTGCTTATTTCCTGACTGTAAAGTTCATCCCTCGTGATTAAAAGTGACCATTTCCCATTGTTGAACTCCAAGTTACATCGGCTCACCATTGAAAGTGCCTCACCATTTAATAAGCAAATTCCTTTATCGATGTCGATATGAATTGATTTGAAAGGTTTCCTTTCTACTGTCTCAGGCATTTTCTCACCTCCTACTCTGAACTGCTATTTACCGGTACGGTTCTTCTCTCCCTTCATTTGCGTCTCCTTTGGTATCTTTATAAGTTACTCATGTGCAAAAAAAATAGACATTGGATCGTCCATATGTAATTCATCAATCATAATTTGAATTTCATCACTACCAAACACGCCATTTTTCATCTTTTCATAGAATGTTTTTGGTGTAATACCTATCATTCTTGCAACATCTGTTTGAGATAATCCATTTTTTGCGATTATCCCTCTTAATTCATCAGTTTTAATCACATTTTCACCTCCGTATCTTTAAAAGTTACTTTTAGTATATCACATTTGTGTAACTTGTCAAGCTATTTTTGTTGCATTCATAACATTTTTGTGCTATTATTAAGTTACTTTATAAAAGGAGGAAAAATATATGACAGTTGGAGAAAGAATAAAAGAACTCCGCACTAAGCTTAACATGAGTCAAGTCGAGTTTGCTGACAAAATCAATGTATCTAAACAAACACTTTATAAATATGAAAATAATATTATTACAAACATTCCATCTGATAAGATTGAAGCGGCCGCTCAACTTGGAAATGTTTCTCCTGCGTATTTAATGGGATGGGATATTACAAGTAATATTCAAGAATCACAACCTATTTTACTTGGATCTGAGCTGAATAAAATATTTGAAAAACTTTCTAAAGAATATAAAAAGCCAAAAGAAGATTTAGTATCATTATTTTTCTCATATGACTTAAATCATTTACCTGAATCATTACGTATGCTAAATGAGAAAAATATTCGCTATGTATTAGATGAACTTACGAGTGCTCCGTCTGAAGCAACCACTCTCGCCGCTCACTTTGACGGAGAAGAATATACAGAAGCGGAAATGGAAGAAATCAAAAATTTCGCTAGTTTTGTGAAAAACAAAAGAAAATAGACTTTGGCATTTTTCTAAATTTACTTATGGGAGGTGCTAATTTGAATAAATTTGAAGAATTGGAAGACGTAGCTTATCAAGATGGTGTCGATGTTTTAAATTACCGTTTTGAAAGCAATAACATAAAAGGACTGTATTGCGATGGTGTTGTAGCCATCCGAGAAGACATGACCATTCCGGAAAAGACCTGTGCTCTTGCCGAAGAACTCGGGCATCACGAAACATCTGTCGGAAATATCCTCGATATGACATCTGCTGCCAACCGAAAACAGGAACGTCAGGCAAGATTTTGGGCGTACAACAAGCAGATCGGTCTGTTCGGACTGGTACGAGCCTTTGAGCATGGCTGTCAGAACCGGTTTGAAATCGCTGAATACCTGGAAGTGACAGAAGAATTTCTGGAAGAATGTATTGAATGTTACAGGAATAAGTACGGGATTTGTAAGCGGTTAGATAATTATGTGGTGTATTTTATACCGCAGTTGTCGATGATGAAATTGGTATAACCGCATATGCGATTATATAGAAACACTTTATATGAGGAGGAAAAATTATGAAAAAGAAACTTGTAGCATTGGTTCTGATCGGAAGTATGGCACTGTCATTTACAGCCTGTGGCAATAGCTCCGATTCATCAAAAGAAGCAAAGGAATCATCCAAGAAAACAGAAGCATCTGCTGAAACTCCAAAAGAGGAAGCAAAGGAAGAAGTCAAAGATCCTGTTGTGCTTACTGGAAAATGGGAGTACAAAGATGATGACGGTACTTGGATGCAGGCAGATATTACAGAAGATACCATCACAATAAACTGGATCATGGATGAAGGAAACACGACTGCTGTTTACTGGGTTGGAACCTATACTGCTCCTACAGAATATTCTGAAGAATACACTTGGGCATCCACCAGAGATAAGGAAGCAACCGATTCCGCTCTTCTCGCCTCTCTGGATGATACAAAAGAGTTTTCTTATTCCGATTCAAACAAGCAGATTACCTATCAGGTAACAGTTTCCGGAATAACAAAAACTATAGCGCTTGAGCAGACAGAATAATATAAATAAAAGAACCGCTCCTGCGCCAACAGGAACGGCTCAAGACTAATGCCCCGAAGGATACACCAGTACGTTCAAAATATAGTGTATCATCTTCGGACAGCCACCGCAAGAGAACAAAAGTTCTCAGGCTGTTATTTTTGTACCCTTTTTTACATAAAATACAAAGGAGCTGATACAATGAGCCTAAAATATGCATACGGATATATCCGTGTATCCACCCACGATCAGGAAGAAATTTCTCCAGATTCTCAGGAGCACCTCCTCCGGGATTATGCAGCCAAGAATAATATTGTAATCCTGAAGATTTTCACGGATCTCGGTATTTCCGGAAGAAAAGCGGATAAACGCCCAGGATTTCAAGAAATGATTGGTCTGGCCAAAGGTCCGGATCATCCGGTTGACTGCATCCTGGTATGGAAATTCAGCCGGTTCGCCCGGAATCAGGAAGAATCCATTGTGTATAAATCTCTTTTAAAGAAGCAACATAATGTAGATGTGATCAGTATCTCCGAGCCACTGGCAGACGGTCCGTTCGGCTCTCTGATCGAACGTATCATAGAGTGGATGGATGAATACTACTCCATTCGCTTATCCGGCGAGGTATTCCGTGGCATGAAAGAAAACGCTACCCGCGGTGCATACCAGGCAAGACCGCCACTTGGCTATAAAGTTATAGAACGTGGCAAGCCTCCGGTTATCGTTCCGGAAGAAGCTGCGATTGTCCGTATGATCTTTGATAAATATGTAAATGGGAAAATGAGTTTCTTTGATATTGCCCGACATCTGAACTCTCTCGGACTGAAAACGTCCCACGGGAAAGCTTTTGAACGGCGCAGTATCGAATATATTATTCAAAATCCATCCTACTGCGGTATGATCCGATGGAACCGGATGGAAAACGCCACCAACCGGATCAAAGACCAGGACGAGTGGATCATTGCTGACGGAATGCAGGAGGCGATTATAAGTAAAGAACTCTTCGATGCCGCCCAGGAACGCCTGAAAAAGAGCTATAAACCGGTTGGAATGCGCCCCTCTTCTACATATAAGCACTGGTTGTCCGGACTTCTGAAATGCCCGGTATGCGGGCGCACACTGACCGCTACGACCATGAAGCGTGCCAATGGGGAAAAGTAAAATGTGATAAACCACACGGTGTAAGCTCTCTGGTGATCGAAAAGGAAGTCCTGAAAGCATTAGAAGAAGCTCTTGGTTCTAATTCGATTGTTTATGAAATGCGTGAAATTCGCCCACAGGAGCTTTCTAATGAGCGTACCCTTATAAGTGAACGTCTTGCCAGTTTAAAGGGCAAAGAGGACAGAATACGCGCATCATACAGAGAGGGAATTGATACACTGGAAGAATATAAAGAAAATAAAGCTCTGATTGCCAAAGAAAGAGACTCTCTGGAGCGGCAGCTTGCAGAGCTGGAAGAAAATACGCCGGATAAGATTCCGGATGATCCTACTCCTAAAATGCTGGATCGGGTAAGCTCCGTCCATGATATTCTGGTTTCTGATTCTTACTCTCTTGTCCAGAAAAATGAAGCTTTAAAGCAGATTATAGATAAGATTGTTTACGATCGGGAATCCGATACTCTGAAAATTCATTTCTTTTTATACCACTCATAATGCCGGAAACCCGCGTATTTACGGGCTTTCCGGCTACTTTATAGGTTGTGACAATTTGGTCATCCAGTTCGGACACTGAACCTGTCTTCCGTCACAGTATTGTGTCAGAATCGGCTGCCTTACATTCGGTCTGGAAAGATAATCTGCAAACAGTTCGTCCACCACTGTAGAAATGGAGTCAAAAACATTTCGTTCCGGAATCCATTTGTGATCAAAAGCCGTAGAAGATGTAATTGTGAAATCATAGCCCTGATTGCGATACCCTTTCGTTTATGGTCTCTCTGGGCTGGGAACAAAAGTGGTCTAAATCCACTTTGAAATGAATTACAACTGTATCATCTGTGATATCAATCCGTTCAATCAACTTATTTACCAGTACCCGTTTTGTTGCAACATCTGCATTCATAAAGATATCTTGCCACGTTGGCAGATTATGATATAAATTCTCCCAATCCTCCTGACTCACTGAAAGATTTTTTATATTTATTTCCAATTCATCAACAACTGCTTTCTGTTTCGCTGCTTTGTCTTTTTGCCTTTCAATATTCTTTGCAAGGTCTTCCAACGGCAATGGATATGTACCTGTAATTGCTTTTGGAATTGCATCATTTAGAATATCCATATCTTTTTCAATTTCCTGCAACTTTCTTTTTTCACGTACAAGAATCTGCTCCTGTTGTTTTTTTTCAAAGGATTGATTTTCTAAAATCTGTTCAAATATATTTTCATCTTCCTGTAATCGTCCGACATACTCAGACAATTTTTTAAATACGATAGGTTCTATTTTATCAGCACGAATCTGCTTCATTTTTTCATGCGGAACACCTTGCCATACATTTTGGCACTTATAAATACTTTTCTGAGAACTTCTGCGTTCCCCAGTTCCTTTTATTGTCCAGTAATCATACTTTGTACCGTTGGTCAGTTTTCGCCCACAGTAACCGCAGTAGGCGACATCAATCAAAGCCAGTTGT